AAAAGCAGGTTGGTCTAAGTAATGGTCAACCATCTCCATTAAACCAATTTGTGTTGTAATGATATTCATAATGCTCCTTTTATAGTGTGGTGGGTTAGCAGAATCCGCATACTGCCAACCCACCACGTGGGACTAATCGCTAATGGGGTTAAGCGATTGAACGAGCAATCTCAAGTAATTCGGAGCGAGGTGTGTCCCAAATTACTTCAGGGCTGAATGACTCAGCCGATGCTACGAGTTCCTCAACCTGAGCAAGGTCAAGGTCCCAATCTTCTACAAGGTCTGTTCCACGAACACGCTCTAATGAGTACGTTGTCTGTGGTCCAGTGCCTGAACGTGAGATTGAATAGTAAAACTTATTCAACGGTCCACGCTTAGGGTCTTCGTGTGCTGCCTTAATCTGACGGAACAAAGTTGGTGGAGCAGTCATAATCATTGTCTTCTTCTCTTCTGATGAAAGAACAAGAACAGTGAAAGCAAACTTGCCACGTGGCTTATCTCCTAGAAGGTCGCATAGTGGACAACCCTCTGGGTCAGAATCTGCAAGACAAACAAATGAACGCTTACCTGACGAACGGTCAATCCAGTGCTGTTCGTAACTACGGAAAGGTCCTTCACCAATGAACTTGATGAGTTGTGATTCTTCTGTGAACTTAAAGTCATTTGGGTATTCCCCGTCTTTAACGTTTGACTTTAAGATTTTACTTGCTGCATCCCATCCAGCCTGAACTGTTGTTCCGACCTTTGGTGTTGCGTTTTCGTCATCTGCATCCAAGTAAGCATCTGCATTGACTGATGGTTGTGTGATAGGCATTTTTCTTCTTTCGGTAATGAGGCTTTCGCACTCTGTTGGTTGTGAGGTGTTAACTCTCGTTAGCAGTCTGTTCTTTCCATCTTGAAAGAATCGCAATGGTTAGGTCTTCGTGCTGAGACCATTCTACACGAGCAGTCCCTAAAAGCCCTCTTTTGGAGAACTCTTCAATGGTTATTTCTATAAGAACCCGTGTATAGACACGGTTTCCCCCGACCTTTTGTCCGTTTAAAGACTTAGACCGAAGCCTGTATGGTGCTCTTGGAATGTAGCCTTTCTTTTCCCATGAGCGGATACTGATGATGCTTTTCTCTAACGCTTTGGCTAAAGCACCGATTGTAAAGACCTCTACTTCTTCTCCACCTAAACGTTTCATAATAGGCGTTGAATCCCAAGCGTCTTCTTCGTAAGACTTTTTGCGTGGAGCCTTTGGGTTTACATCACGACGTTTTTGTTTTGACCCAGGCTTGTATTGCAAATCAGCAAATGCTTTTGCAATCTCGTCGTCTCCACGCAATCCAGCCATAGTTACTTCTTGCTTAACATCAATGCCCACACAATTTTTGGTGGGAACATCTCGTCAACTTCTTCTTCAGTAAGAAGACCCTCATACAAAGCAGCCATGAGTTCGTCTTCATCAACGATACGAACTGTTTTGTAAAGACGGTCAGTTAGACCCTTCTTTTCAATCAGGTCTTCAGCAATCATCTCGTCAATCTTACGACTGACACGTTTTTGTTTTTGCAAACTCACATACTCATCAACAGGTTCTGGAAGTTCTAACCACCAGTTACCTTTGTCATCTGTAAATCCGTCTTCTTCAATTTTCTCAAACAAAGAAGCCTTGAGTTCTTTTTGACGTGCCTCAAACTGGTCAATGTTTTTCTTAAGTGATGAGTACTCTTTTGTTTGACCAATTAAGTCATCACTTGAAAACTCACGAGGTTCATCGGCTGCTCTTGCCATGTTGTCTCCTTATATTTGTTTGTTAGTTAGGAAGTTTAAAAGGCTACCAACAGTTAGGTCAACCCCTCCACGGGAGTTTATACCTGTGCCATCAATAACTGCGTCAGCAACAGAGTTCTTCTGATGCAGCATTTCGTGCTGACGTTCTTCAATAGAATTTAAAGCAAGAAAGTCTTGGATAATGACGGTCTTCCACGTGCTAGAAGTACGTCGAATCCGAGAATTTCTTTGAACGGCTGCACCAGAAGACCACGGCAGGTCGTAGTTTACGAGCAGATTAGCCTGGGGCAAATCAACTCCGTAACCACCTGCATCACTAGAGATTAACACCCTAACTTCTTTAGAAGTCTGAAAATCTACCTTTGCTTCTTCTTTAGCCTTTGCATTCATCTCTCCTGAATACAAACGACTTTTAATCTTCTTAAGAAGAAGCCGTTCCTGGATGAGGGGAAGTACACCCAGGTAACTTGCAAATACTACGACTTTGGAGTTTTCATCCGTTTCAAGATGTTCTGCAATATAACTGACCACTGCTTCCAGTTTCGTGCAACCTGTATCAATATCACTGAGATAACCACCATCGTATAAGCCAGATAAGTAGGCACTTCCACCTTTTGCTCCTTCTATAGCAACTCGTTCTCCATCAATGTCTGTCCAACCCGATTTATATTTAGTTGAACTTTCAACTAATAAAGAAGGGCTATCGCACAACATTCGTAGTGCAGTTATTTTAGACATGATGGAACCTCGCAGAGCATCTGCGGGGCTACCAGCAGCCCATCCCTGTCCGTAGTGGGCTTCAATAGAAAACCCACCACCAAACAGGTCTTGGGCTTCTTTTAGTTCATTTGTTAAGTCACTAGAAATCTTTTCGTATACATCCCGTGATTTCTTATCTAACTTAATTCGTATAGGTGCTAAATGAATAGTGGCGGGCAAGTACGGAGCAACGTCTTCATCAGACTGTGCTTTACGTACTGATGCTTCTTTAATCTTCTCATGTAGTAACGGAAGATTGCGGTATCTCTGTACCCCGCCAAAGTTGTTTCTTACGATGAAGGTCTTATCAAATAAGTCAAAGCGACCCAGTAGACCTGGCTCAACAAACTGCATAATGCTGTACAACTCTTCAGGTTTACCGTTTTCAATAGGTGTGCCTGTCAAAGCAAACCGAACGGGAATGTTTACAGCAAGTTCTTTTACCTTCTTAGTTCTTTTAGACCTAAAACTTTTGATAGCAGTGGCTTCATCACAAACAACCACTCCAAAGTCTATGTGTTTTAACACATCCCAATCATTAACAATAGATTCATAATTTGTAATTACGTAGTTGTAATTACAAGAATCTGCGTATTGAGTTGCACGGGCTGTCTTGCTTCCATCAATTACTATAGATGTGGAGTTTGAAAACTTGGTTATCTCACTAGCCCATTGATATTTAAGGCTGGCTAGTGCAATTACTAACACTGGCTTCTTTAACCCTTCTTCACGCATCTTTTCAATAGCAGCAATTGTCATACAGGTTTTACCAAGACCCATTTCATAGGCAACCAAAACTTTGCCTCGTTCCACCATTTTGTCAACGGCTTCAGGCTGATAGGGCTTTAGGGTTCCTATAAACACTAACTACGTCCGTTCAGGGAGCCAGGTAGCGAAGTAACAACATTAAAGTCTTCTAGATTTCCAAGAATCATGTCTTCTAAATCTAAGGCTTTTCTTTTCTTCAACAAAGAACGAACAGTCTCTATGTTTTGTTGAAACAAGTCTTTCTCGTTTTGTACACGCTCTGCTAGAAGAGTCTCAGTAGTGTCTTTTGCTTTCACCCTAAATACGCTGCCTCTCCGTAAATCATGTCCTTGGCGTTATCCAAGCCAAATTTTATCTGCTCGTCTGTCATATCCCCTACATCCTTTATACCTGTAGAGGCATAATTAAAGAACTTTACTGTCATACCGTACTTCCTAGCACTGACAATCATCTCTTCACAGGCTTTCTTACCTGCAGTATCAATGTTGGGGTTATCAAAGGCAGCAATCACAGTATCGCTGTACCTCAGTAACTTGGCTTGCGTGTCACTTACCATCGCACCAAAAGCAGCAACTGCTCCTACGATTCCTGCAGAGGAAATACGAACAGCATCTAAAGGTGACTCAACAACAATAGCCATGTCTGGATTGTGCTCGTGAGCACCAAAGAGAGTCTTAGACTTTGTCACACCTGCAGGGTAGTTTTTAAAACTACGTACGCCTTCTCCTTTTTCTTGCCAACCCCAGAGCGTGTAATCGTTAGGGCTTCTAATTGGCAAAATCCAAGTGTCATCATCACGCCAAAGTACTTCATACTTTTTTGCTGCCTCTAAAGTTATTCGTCGTTTATCTAAAGCCCACTGTGGGGGGTCTGTAAACAATGCCAACCGTGCTTCGTTCATTGGAAGTTCTTTTACTTCTGATATGTGGGTAGGCATTTGTTTTAGTCGTTCTCCCAGTTCCTCTATAGAGATTTCACCGATGTTGGCTAACCATTGCTTAACTTGTTCATAGTCAATTGCTTCACCTAAGAAGAACTCATTAACTTCACCGACTAAAGAAAATACGTTTCCTTTCCAACCACAAGAGAAACAAATGTGTGCACCTGTATCTTGGTTTATCCACCAAGAAGGATTGTGGTCTTCTTTACCTGTACGAGCCTTGTGCATAGGACAAAAAGACAAAATTTCATCGCCACGTTCACGGATAACCTCAATGCTTAACTTCTCTAGAACTTGTGGGATATCAACTGACATTACATCAGCCCCCTCTTACAGATAAAGCAATCTTTTAAGTCTTCTTCGTGAAAACATCCCGTTTCCCAATTCCAAACCATAGATACTTCTCGTGGTCCACAGTTACGACTAGCAACAATCTTAAAGTTACGCATGTCCTCAACATCTGGAACTGGCTCTAAACCAAAAATAACATCTGAGTCTTGGAAGAAAGAGGAGGAATAACCGATTGAGTCTGCGGTTACCTTTCCTCCACGCATCTTCCACAACAAGGTCTGCGTAGTAACTACTACGGGTATGTCATAGCGTTGTGCCAATCGTTTTAAAGAACGTGTGACGTTTGTGATGGATTGAGGAGTATTCATCTCACCTGTTTGGTCATCCATCATCAAATACACACCGTCTACAAATACAACCTCTGGCTTTAACTTAGAGATGGTTGCCGATAAAGAAGCCACCGTTAGCCCGTTAACAGCATCTACTAAGTGAAACGGTGTAGGCATTTGTCCCATATCTTTTAGCATTTTTACATAGCGGTCTTCTTCATCCTCAAACATTTTTCCACGACGCATTCGTCCGTGAGATACCTGTGCTCTCATCGCGTCGTGACGTTGTTGTTGTTCGCGGTTTGTCATTTC